CGCGTCCTGTCCTGGTCCGCAACCAGCTCGCCTTCGACGAGCAGCTGGTCGAAGACACCGCCCTGGAGAACGCCCTGGAGGACCGCCAGCGGCGGCGCGAGTCGCTGAGCGCGGTGCAGAAGGTCTACGACGAGGCCAATGAGGTCGCCACCGCCGAGATCGCCAAGCTGGAGCTGCCCGAGGGGGGGGCCGTCCGGGTAGGTCGCTTCCGCATCACCCGCAACCCGGTCGCGGCGCGCCACGTCACCTTCGACGCCAAGGCCACCAGCCGCGTGCGGATCGCGCTGATCGGCGAGGACGAGTAGCGGCATGCAGCCTGTGAAGACGCCCCACACCCAGGGGATCTACGGCGCTCCGCCTGGCCTCGAGGACAGCATCGGCGGGCTGCCCTACTGGCGGGTCCAGAACGAGTACGGCGGTACGACGATCTACTCGGTGTGGCGACCTTCGGCCGAGGACCGCGAGGCTCTCGCCGCTGGCGCTGACCTCCTGCTCGGCATCGTCGGTGAGCCGATCCCACCTGTATCGCTCGCCGTCATGGACCGCGACGCATGAGGACGAGTCGCTTCCGCTTCAGCGAGCTGCCCGACAGCAGCTGGGGACGTCGTTACGCGGTCTATGACTCGCTGGTCCGCATCGGCATCGTCCGCGCCGTTCACGAGCCCTCGCACCTCCGGCCTGGTCGCCGCAGCGTCAACCCGGTGTGGGAGGCGTGGCTTCCAGAAGGCGGCGCCGTTCAGGACGAGACCGGCCAAGTCTGCTCATTCCTGACTAGGGAGAAGGCCGCTGAGGCACTCCAGGTCGCGGTCCGATGATCGCGAACCCCGAGCTCGTCGACGTCGTCTGTTGCGCGCTACCGCGCGGCCGGCGTAACGCGGTGACCATCGCAGACCTGGCGCGCCAGCTCGCCCTGCCAAAGCGCGACGTCGAAGAAGCGTTACAGGCGATCGCCATGCGTGGCCAGGTCCCGCTGTGCGCGGCGACGTCGAAGCCGGCCGGCGTGTGGCTGGGCAGCGAGGCCGAGGTGCGCGCCTACGTGGCCCAGCTCGGGGCCCGTATCGGCCACCAGCGCGCGCGACTCGACGGGCTGCAGGCCTACCTGCTGAACCTCCCCGAACCCCAGCTGTGGGACCTGGCGGTGGCGTCGTGAGGTTCCGCATCGAGAGCTGCGAGCTCTTCGCGCAGCATTGCCAGCATCAGGGCCTCGACGATCGAGATCATGCCCTGCTGCACGCCCTCACCCGCCGCATCAACCAGGTCGCCGAGGCCGATAGTGCCGCCGGCCTGTACGGGCACGGTGGCGGGGTCCTGTTCTCCGGAGGCAGCACCTCCTCGATCTTCGACGACGGGCCGGTGCTGCGCGCGCTGATTCGGGAAGAGGGCTGGGACCTGGCGCCGGCCGAGGAGGTCGCGTCATGACCAGCGCGACCGGCCGCCTCACATCCTTGGGGTTTCGGTGGAGGCACCTCTCCGCCCATGGCGTCGCGCACCTCGTGCCGGCGTCGGTGCTGAGCCGTTCCACCACCGCCTGCGGCAAGCCGTTGCACGGCCACATGCTGCTCGACCTGGGCTGGGGCGGCGAGGGCAAGTGCTCGGCGTGCGTGGGCAGGAACGGGGGCGAGACGTGAGGACCTGCCTCGCTTGCGGCTCGGACTTGCCGGCACTCCGAGGTTGTGGCCGGCCGCGGATGTACTGCGGACCAGGCTGCCGAGCGACCCTACGCCGGCTGGTCGAGGAGCAGGTGAAGCGCCACAAGGCTCATCTGCGACGAGTGGATCACCGCTCAATCGCCAACTTCGGCAACACCCGTGCACTCGATCCCAGCGAGACCGAGGAGCTTCGCCAGCGCCGCCGCGAGGGGTGGCGGATCGAGCATCTGGCGCGGGCCTACGGCGTCTCGACGCGCACGATCGTCCGATACCTCTCAGCGACGCCGCCGTTCCGTGTTCACGTCGAAAACTGGCAGGCCTGGTTCGTCATCGGCCAAGGCGACCGCCCGGTTCAGGTCAGTGCCTGGGAGCCGGCCACATGACCGAGCTGCTGGCCACCTTCGAGCTCTTCGACGACGGCTCGATCACCGTCCACATGCGCGATCGCCGCTACGACGTGGACACGCTGGCTGGCATCGCATCGGCTGCGGTCGCGGCGCTGGACGTCAGCTGGGCGGCAGCCGAGGAGCACGAGCCATCAGATCAGCCGGGGCTGGCCGAGTCGAGAGCGACGCTGGGTGCCGATCTCCAGCCCGCGAGCGACGGAGCGGTGGCACCGCTCCCTGCCCCGGTGTCGCAGGCGGAGGAGGGCGGGTTGTCACGGCCCGAGGGCACTCCTGCTCCGCCGTCGCCTGGCCGCCGCGGCAAGGCTGGCTCCGCGGCCACTCAGCGCGCGAAGGGCCCGTACCCGTGCCCGGACTGCGATCGCGTATTCCCGATGCCGGGTGGCCTCGGCCTGCATCGCAAGGCCGCCCACCGCCAGGCGGAGGTAGCTCAACCAGCAGAGCGGCTGGCCGACCAGCCAGCAGATGGGGGTTCGACCCCTCCCCTCCGCTCCACCACCGAGCCATGGCGGCCCACGCCGATCGTGCCGGGCACCATCCCGCCGCCGGTGAACATCCACGCCCGCGAGGAGTGGATGTGCCGCCCTGGCTGCTCGTTCCGGGGCAAGAGCCGCGAGGAGCTGCGGGCCCACCTGAAGCTGACCGGCCACGACGAACCAGCGCCGGTGCCCGTGCTGCGCGAGCACGACACCACCAAGCGGCGGCCACCTGAGAACCCCTGGAAGCCGAAGCCGGTCGACAACGCCGGGGGGGGGCTTCGTAGTGAGTGAGGCCGCATGAGCCGGTACGCGGAGGGCACCACCGTGTCTGTCGAGGCCAGCCAGGCCGAGATCCGCACGCTGCTGGCCCGGCACGGCTGCCAGCACTTCGCGACCGCCGAGGAGCCGGGGCGATCGGCGATCCAGTTCATCCTCGACGGGCTGCCGTACAGGTTCACGGTCGAGCGCCCGAGCGTCGATCAGATCCGCGACGACTACCACGCGCGGCCGCTGCAGCTCACGACCGGAGGCAAGCACTGATGCCCAGCCTGCTGGCCGCGATCGACGGCGCACGGCTCGAGACGGAGGTGACGCGACGCCTGGCCGGCGCCGGCGTGCCGATGCGCTTCCAGGACCGGCGCCTGGCCACCTTCACGCCCAGGCCGGGCACCAATCGCGCGCTTCAGTTGGCGACTGCCGCGGCGCGGCGGGTGATGGCTCACAGCCTGGTCCTGGTCGGTCCGCCGGGCACCGGCAAGACCCACCTCGCGGTAGGGATCCTGGCGGGACGCCTGGCCGAGTGGCTGAGCTCCTACCCGGTCGAGACGCGCACCCTCGACGATGGCAGCCTGGCGGTACGCCCGTCGCTGCGCGTCGGCTTCCTGGGCGTGCCTAAGCTGCTCGACACGCTGCGCTACCGCATCGGCCGCGACGACCCGGACCCGCTGCCGGGCTGGGCCACCGCCGACCTGCTGGTGCTCGACGACCTCGGCCGCGAGAAGCAGACCGACTGGGCGCTCGAGCGCCTGTACGTGCTGGTCAACGAGCGCTACGAGGGCCTGCGCCCGACGATCGTGACTTCCAACCTGAGCCCCGACGAGCTGTCAGCGGCGGGGCACGACGCGATCATCAGCCGCCTCACCGAGGGGGGCAAGCTCGTCCTGCTCAGCGCCGACGACCACCGGAGGAGCGAGTCGTGAGCGACGCCAAGGGCCAGCTGCCGAAGGCGTACCTGCGCCTCGATCCGAACATCGATCGCACCCACGAGGCGCCCTCGGAGATGCTGCTGCTGATCTGCGAGGCCAACCGCCAGCCGAGGCGCGGCCGCTTCAAGAACGTCACCGTCCTGCGCCGCGTGCTGGGCCCGTCGAAGGCCAGGCGCGCGATGAATCGTCATGACGTCATCACGCTGCGCGAGCACGATCCGGAAGACTGCCCGCTTGACAGTTGCGACGGCGGCGCGGACGCCGAGCCGGAGATGCTGTACCTCGATGGCTGGGACCAGTGGCAGGAGGGCGACATCACCGTCGGAGAGCGCCAGCGGCGCATCCGGGGACGCCCTCGCTCGCGTAACGGAGTCACGCCGCCGTCACGGCCACGTAACGATCGGTCCGTTACTCCTCCGTTACACAACCGTGCCGCGCCGTCTGAGGCGCCGGCGCCTGAGGCTACGACGCCCCCGGCGGGGCGAGGCGTAAGACAGAAGACACCAGCTAGCGCTGGTTCTCTCTCCCCCTCTTCCCCCTCTCGTCGCGGCGACCGTCGCGGCGACCAGCGCAAGGCGAACGGCGCTGACGCCGACAAGTGGGGCCGACCCAGGCAGAGCTACGACCGCCTGGTCGAGTCCGACGAGGACGTCGACTTCAGCCGGCCGGAGGGCAGCGCCGATGGCTAAGACCAGTCGCCGGGGACCGGTTGTGCCGGCGAAGCCGAGCCCGGTCGAGCAGGCCGTCGAGGCGGCTCGCCAGCCGCTGGGCGCCTTCCCCAAGGTGCTGCCGATCCTGCCCGATGCGGTGCAGCTCGGCGAGCAGGGCCGCATGCGCTTCCTGGCCTACGCCGATGTCGGCGCCCAGCTGATGGTGCTCGAGCCCAAGCTCGGCGCCTGGCGCCCGGTGTTCCTGCCGCCGGGGTCGGCGTGGCAGCTGATCCCGCTGCCGCCCGAGCAGCAGCCGCCGGCCCGCCTGGTCTCGGCTGACGGGAGGAAGCTGCTGTGACCTCCATTCGCAAGCCGAACCGCCGGCGCCTGGGGATCCTGATCGAGGCCGCCTCAGGGCAGCGCTGCGACGCCACGGGCAAGGTTCGCCACCCCACTCAGCAGGCGGCCCGTGAGGTCCTCGCCGAGCTGCTGCATCGCCCCGACGACCCCGATCGCGAGCTGCTGGTGGTGTTCCGCTGCCGGCGCTGCGGCGACTGGCACGTCGGCCACCGGGAGGCGCCATGAGGCTGCTGCGGCGGCTCGTCCTGGTCACCGCGTTCCTGCTGGCAGCTGCTGCCGTCCCGGTCCGCGCCGCCGTCCCCGTCGACGGCTGGGCCAGCGAATGGCAGGGACCGGGAGCAGCGACCCACGACTGCGTCTGGCCCTGGAGGGACTGCGCGCCACGCTCGGTGCAGAGCCTGCGGACCGGCCTGGTCATCATCGTCACCCCGACCATGTGGTGCGACTGCCATGTCGCCGGCGCCGCCCATCCCGACCGGCTGATCGACCTGGATCCCGCCATGGTCCGAGCGCTCGGACTGGATCCCGCCGACGGGCTGTTCGAGGTCTCGGTGCAGATCATCGGTCCGATCTCGACGCTGCCGAACACGGCGACGGCGCCATGAGCCACTTCCGCCGCGGCGAGCGCAGGGACCCGGTCGCGGTCAGCCGCGAGGCGCTGGCGGTGGGCTGGACGCTGCCCGAGGCGACCGAGGAAGGCCCGTTCCAGGACCGCATCGTCATCCCCAGGCTCAAGGCCGCCGGCTACCGGATCCACGTCGTCCACGACAGCCGCACCGAGCACTGGGCGGCCGACTCGGGCTGGCCGGACATCTTCGCGGTCAAGGGTCGCGTGGCGGTGGCGCTCGAGCTCAAGAGCCGCGACGGGCGGCCGACCGACGAGCAGCGCCACTGGCTGCGGGACCTGGCCGGCGTCCGCGAGGTGCGCGCCGCCACCGTGTACGCCAGCCCCGACGTGGTCGCCCTCGAGGAGCTGATCCGATGAGCGACGAGCTGCTGGCCGCGCTGCTGGCCATGGCCCGCCGCATCCTGGAGCGGCGCCATGCCCGTGAGGCTGCCGAGCGAGCCCAGCGGCGCCGTAGACTGCGGGTCGTGGCCAAGGACGACGCGGCGTGAGCGACCTGGAGGACCTCATCCAGGAACTTCGTGCCGAGCCAGCCCTTAGAGAGGTGGCTCGCCGGGCTCAGCGCCGTGACCTCACCAAGGCTCCCCTCACGCCTGGTCGGGTCCGAGAAGAGCAGCTTGTTCAAGCGCTGCTGCTCGCCATGAAGCTCACGGCTTTCACCACCACCAACGCATCTGCCATCTCGCTGCTGAATGGGCTCGGCCATGAGCGCAGCGCACTGATGTTCGCTCAGGCTGTGTCGGGAGGTGTGCCTTACCTCTGGCGTCGGGACCTTGTACTGCTGGCGCGGTCTATGCCGCTGCCACGTCACGTGCTCGGAGCAGATCTCTTCCCCCATGACGCCATGTATTGGACGATGGATCGCGAGCTGCTGGTCGTCAACCCAGAGCCTGCCTGGACGGACGTGCGCATTCAAGCCTGGACAGTAGTTCGCGGCACCAGCGAATACGTGTTCGGGCAGATCGCTGTCGGCTCGCTGAATGGGACCCCGCAGCGGACAGCCTTGTCTGTCGAGGTCCTTCCCTTTGGCTCACGCTACCCGCAGGACATCCACGGCGGGGTGGCTGAGGACCTTCTCAAGATGGCGGCCTTCCTGAACTCCCCATTCGTGGACGTCCGGTCTCAGAGATTCCAGATGACGCATAGCCACCGACGCCGGCTGGGGCCTCGCATCGGCGATCCAGTGGCGCTGAATGTAGTGACGCTCCGCGCAGAAGTCCGAGAGGCGGTTCGGATCGAGGCCGGTGAAGGGCCGCGCTGGAAGCAGCGCTGGATCGTTCGCGGCCACTACCGGGCACAGTTCTACCCGTCTACGCGACTTCGACGTCCTGGTCGTCGGCTACGCCAGCCGCTTCGCCCGCTCGCTCGAGGCACACGTCGACGCCAGAAGAGCCTTCCATGCTGCCGGCGCCACGCTGCTCTTCGCCGACGAGCGGATCCTGAGCAGCGACCCCGATGCATGGGAGGCCTGGGCACGTGAGATCGTCGAGTCCGAGAGCTACAGCCACCGACTCAGCAAGCGAATCCGAGAGGGCTATGCCGCCAAGCGCCGTCGCCTTGGTGAGCCAGGAGGCCGTCCGCCACATGGATTCGTGCGGACTGGACGACCGCCCCGACTCGCTCCTGGGCCAGCATCGGTGCAGGTGCGGAGCTGTTTCGAGCGAGCTGCACGGGGTGATGGTGACCGTGACGTTGCGCGTGACCTTGCCCTACCGATCCACACCGTCCGCGGGATCCTGACCAACCCGATCTACGTCGGCCGGCTCAGGGATGGCAGCCCGGCGTCAGTCGAGCCCCTCGTCGACGTCGCCACCTGGAACCGCGTCCAGCAGCTGCGTTCCGAGCGGAACAGCCGCGGCGGCCGACCGGCCGTGAACCGGACCTACCTGCTGCCGATGCTGGCCTGCGCCGCCTGCGGCCGCGGTCTGGTCGGCGACTCTGGGCGCTACCGCCACCTCGACCCGTGTGCCGCCTTCACCGCGGCGCGGCCGCGCTCGGCGTACCGCAACCGCCTGCACCGTGTGCCAGGCCACAGCTACCGGCGCAGCGTCTACGAGGACCTCGTGCCGCTGGTGCTGCGCAAGGTGGCGCTGTCGCTCGACGCGGTCGACCTGAGCAGAGCGGCCGAGCTGTGGCAGGCGCCGGCGCCGATGGTCGACGAGCTGGCGCTGCGCCGCCTAGAGGCCGATCGCGATCGCGTCCTAGCCCGCTACCGCGAGCACCGGGATCCCGCCCGCCTGGAGGCCGACATGGCCCGGCTCGACGAGCGCGAGGCTGCTGCCAAAGCTGCTCACGATGTGAGCGCTCCCGACTGGTCCGAGGCCCTGCAGCTGCTCCGCGACGTCCCGGCGATGTGGGCGGACCGCGACGCCGACGACCTCGATCGCCGACGCCTGGCGATCGAGCTGTTCAGCAGCGTCGAGGCGCTCGGCGCGCGGCGGACGACCTGGAACTTCCGCTCTGGTGCTCAGGCGGTGGTTGATGTCGGGGCGAAAGGAGTCAAAGTTTCGGTTTCCATGAACGGAACCCCACTCACCCTGGCGGAGCTCGCATGAAGACGCCGTCCCTCTGTCATCCTAGCCGGCCGAACAAGGCGCGAGGTCAATGCGAAAGCTGCTACAAGCGGGACCGCCGCGATGCCCGGATTCCGCGCCAGCTGCGCTTCCGGGGCCTGCCGCCCGAGTGTCATCCTGACCGACGTCATCGAGGCCGAGGGCTGTGCGCGGAATGCTACGAGCGGCAGGTCGCCCTTCATCGGCACCCACGACCGACCTGCCATCCAGAGCGACGCAAGTCGCGGCGGGATCCCTCTCGATGCATCGACTGCTACGAAGTGGACGTCGCGGCTCCGGGCCGGGCGCGCTCCCGCAGAGCTCGGGCCCTGCAGAGCTACGGGATCACCATCGAGCAGTACGACGAGCTCCTCCGCGCCCAAGGCGGCGTCTGCGCAGCATGTGCCGCGCCACCAACCGAGAAACGCCTGCTCGACGTCGACCACGACCATCGCACAGGTAGGGTCCGAGGCCTGCTGTGCCGTCGTTGCAATCGTGCGCTCGGCTCACTCCGGGACGATCCCGAACTGGCCCGTAAGCTCGCGACCTACCTCGAGATCACCCGAGCACCGTGGCTCGTCGAGGCGCTCGGCTGAGCATGCCGCGGGGGCGACCGCCTAACCGCCAGGTGCGCTGCTGGCGCTGCCTGATCGCCCGGGGCAACAGGGCGGGGATCGCCGTGCACCGCTTCGAGCTCGTCAGTGAGGGCCGTGCTGTGGGCAGCATGCACCTCTGTGAGCGCTGCCTGCGTGAGACAGAGCTGCCGAATTCTTTGGGAACTTCAGAGCCGCGTTTGAGCACGAAAACGGCCTGATCGCGCGGAAACGGGCTTGCGCAATCTGCTAGGCGGCGTCATACAGCCCGGCGCATGAGCGCCGACAAGTCCGAGAAAGACCAGCTCCAGTCGGAGCTCGACGACTCCCGTGCCACCTCCGAGGGCTACCGCGTCCACATCGACGAGCTCGAGGTCCGCCGGGCCGCGCTGCTCACCGAGGTCGACCAGCTCGAGGGCGTGGTCGCCCGCCTGGAGGCCGAAGGGCTCAAGCCGCTGGTCGACCGGCTGCGCGACCAGATCGTCTCCATCCGCAAGCTGGTGGTGGCCATGGCCACCGCCATCGACGAGCTCACCGAAGCACCGAGTGCGAAGTGAATGGCTCGCAGCTGGGGGCAGGCGCTCGTCGAGTTCGCCCTGATCCTGCCCATCTTTCTGATGCTGATGCTCGGCGGCTTGCAGGTCGGTCTCGCCCTGATGGTGCGCTATGAGCTCGTCCACGCTGCCATCGACGGCGCCGATGCCGGCGCCCGCGACATCGACCCGCTCACGCGCTGCGATACCGCGCTGGCTGTCCTGGCTTCGGACTACGGCCGGGTACCCGACAACGATTCCTGTACAGCCGGCTCCTCGATCGAGGTCACCGCAGCCGTGGACCTCCCTCTTCTGGTTCCGCTCGGTCCCGGTGTCTGGCGGATCGCGGTCGATGAGCGAGCGGCGCTCCCATGAGCGACGTAGCGGGCGTGATCGGCGCGCTGGCCACCCTGACGGCGGGGGTGACGGGGCTGCTGAAGGTGATCGAGCTGTGGCGACACGCGCAGTCGAACTACCCGCGCGAGTCGAAGCGCAATCAGCAGCTCCAGCGCGAGCTCGCCATGAAGCAGCGCGCCCTAGACATCTGCTACGAGACCAACGACGCCTTCAAGCAGATGCAGAGGCGGATCGGGTGAGCGGGTTCCATGAGAAGCACGCCTTCGTCCCGTCCCGCAAGGGTTCGAAGGATGCCTGCGGATATGGCTCCGGCAGCAACCGCTGCGGCGCCCGCCGGAGCGACCCGATCCATGACGTACCGCACAAGCCGAAGGAGACCCGATGAATGGACGACTGGAGCCCGCTGTGGTTCGCCGGCTGGGTGTTCGTCATCGCCTTCGTGGCGCTGACCTACATCGGGCTGATAGGCCGCGTGCTGGGATCGCTATGAGAGGGCAGACGCTCGTGGAGTACGGCCTGCTCATCGCGCTCATCGCGGTCGTGGTCATCGTCGCTCTGCTGTTCCTGGGGCCCGTCGTGTCGGGACTGTTCAACAACATCGGTCAGACGATCCAGACCTCTCGATGACCCGATGGACCCGCGGCTGTGCCTCATCTGCCGACGACCGCAGGGCGACACGCTGCACGGTGCCGGCGGCGATGTCTCGGAGCTGCACGACTGGGCGCCAGAGGTGGGCTTCCACGCCTACGACCCCGGCGAGCGGAGGGTCCTGGTGAGACGTATGGACGACCGCATACACAAGATCGAGGACGCCGTGCGTCGGGTGGAGCGATGACCGTCTACGGCCCGTATCCCGCAGTTGTCACCGACTGGCACGACGGCGACACCTGCCACCTGAACATCGACCTCGGCTTCGCCACCTTCGAGTACGGCCACGACCTCGATGGGCACCCGATCCTGTCCTGCCGGATCTACGGCATCAACGCCCCAGAGTTGAGCACCGACGCTGGTAAGGCCGCGCTGCTGTACGCCGAGCAGCTATGTCCGCCCGGAACGCACGTCACGGTCCTGAGCCACGGCTGGGACAAGTACGGGGGCCGATTCGACGGCAGCATCGCTCTCCCTGATGGCAGCGACTTCGGCACCGCGATGCTGGCTGCCGGTCAGGCGGTGGCCGATGGTTGACCTCAAGCTCGAACCGAAGCGGCTGGACTGCGCGGTGTGCGGCAAGCCTCGCAACCATCACTCACGCACGCGGCCGGGCTACATCACTCACAAGTTCGTGAAGGAGAACCCGAGTGCCTAGTTACGGCCGCATCCCCAACCCGCCCGACGACCGCGACTGGTCAGCCGACAAGCTCCACCAGAAGCTGGGCGTCGACCACAAGACGCCACTCCCTCCGCCCGACGACTCGCTGCTCGACAAGACCGTGCGGGAGGCGATCGCCGAGGACAACCCTTTCTTCACGACCTGGGCGGGGATCCTGGCCCTGTGGCGCTGGATAAAAAAGCACCTCGTTCCGACTCCTCCGAGCCCGACCCCGACGAACGTTGACGGGCCGCTGTGGGAAGACCTGCTGCTCCTCGATCAGGGACAGTTCGGGACGTGCGTGGGGAATGGCGGGACCGGCTGGCTGGCCTGCGCGCCGGTCGAGGACAAGGGACTCAACGAGTCTTATGCCCGGCAGCTCTACTACGACACGACCTGCGAGGACGGGGCTTGCGACTCGACCTATCAGAACGGCGCGACGGTGCGCTCGCTGGCCAAGGTCCTTCAGAAGCGCGGCAAGATCAGCGCCTACGCCTTCGCCAACTCCATCGCTGAAGTCAGCGAGTGGCTGCACAACCACGGCCCAGTCGTCATCGGCGTCGACTGGTACTACGGCATGGAAGGCACCGACGCCGCAGGGTTCGTCAACCTCACCGGAGGCGTAGCTGGCGGCCACTGCGTGATTCTTCGTCAGGACCGCGGCAGCCAGAATGCCTCGCTTGGCCGCAACTCGTGGGGCGCCTGGGGCATCAACGACTCGGGCGACTTCCTAATCCGCGACGCGGACCTTGACAAGCTGCTCTCGGCGTCGGGCGACTTCCTGCTGGCGGCTGAGGTGGCGGCATGAGCGCCGTCGCCCTGTTCGGGCTCTATCCGAGGCTTCCTGCGGCCATCCGCGACCACGGCAATCAGCCGGGCTTCGCCGGCGGGCACTGCATCTACGTTCAGCGCCGCTCGGTGGCGTTCGTGCCGGGCTTCCTCAGCGAGTTCGACCATGAGCCCGGCGTCGTCGCCGACTGCGTCCCCGCTTCTGGCGTCCGCGGCGTCAACTACCAGACCCGCGGCCGCAAGGCGCCGTGCACCTACACCGAGCGCGAGGCCCTGCAGAACGCAATGGGCACCCAGGACGTCGGCGCCAACGAGGCGCAGCTGGCCACCGGGATCCAGAAGCGCTACGGCCTCGCCGACAGCCGCGGTCAGGGTTGGGCCGCGATCCAGGCCGCGATCGGTCCGCTGAGCACGCCGGTCATCGTTGGCGATCCGTTGGCCTGGGGCGACACCACCGCTGTCATCGGCGACCTCCGCGCCTTCGCCGATGGGCTGCAGGACCGCTACGTCCTGTTCCCCGACCCGCCGACGCCATCGCTGGTCGCAGCTGTCGGTCCGGGCACCGTCACCGCCTTCCACGTCCTGCGCGGCACCAGGACGCTCATCGGCTCCAAGACCGTGACCTTCACCCGCTCCGGCACGCCGATCCCGGTGTCGCAGGGCTACGCCGGCTACTACCTCGTCCACGAGGGGCCATTCGCCGGCCTGTACCTGGTCGCCGGCAAGTCTGGCCCGTTCACCGTCCGCAACGCATAGGAGAACCCCATGATCTTCGGACGCCTACCGGCCGTGTGGATCGGCCTCATCGTCAGCCTGGTGATCGGCATCCTGACCGCGGTCTCGGGGCCGGGCATCATCGTCGCCGGCAACACGGCGCAGACCATCGCCAACCTGATCACCGTCCTAGCCCCCGTCATCTCAGGGTTCATCATCCACAACTTCGTGACCCCGGTGGCCGCTCCGCAGCTGCCAGCCGGGACGGTGGTCAAGGTGCAGGGCAGCACGAAGACCACGGTGGTGGGCTGAAGCCATGAGGCTCACCGCACCGCTCGTGCTGCAGGTCCTGGCGCTGATCTGCTTCATCGTGGCGGCCTTCGACGCCGCCTTCTTCCACATCCACACCACCATCGACCTGGTCGCGCTGGGCCTGGCCTTCTTCGTCGCCTCGGGGCTGGTCAACAACGCATCGCCGACGAAGACGAGTTGAGAGCCATGACCCCCTCCATCGGCCGCATCGTCCACGTCACTATCGGCGGCTCCTGCAAGGGCGCCATGGTGGCCCACGTCTGGTCCGGCCAGACCATCAACGTCGGTGGCTTTGATCAGAACGGCCAGCCGTTCGCCCGGACCTCCGTCCCGCAGGGTGAAGGCGAGGGCAACTGGCACTGGCCGGAGCGCGTCGAAGAGGGGCGCCCGGCCACCCCTGACGAGATCGCGAAGGCCAGCCAGCCGTGAGCTCCTCGGCGGCCCGTCGCATCCGGCGCCAGTACGCGCGCAGCATCCCGCCACGTCTGTGCGGGACGTGCCGCGCTGACCTGTCCCGGGTGATCGACATCGACAGCCACATCGCCCGCCACGCGATGGCTGCCAGCGGCTCGGAGATGGGAGCCACCCGCCGGGTGGTGCGCGCCATCGACAGCGGAGCCCTGCAGCCAGCGCTCAAGGCGGTGCGCTGAATGACCACGCGGAGCGGCCGGTGACAGTCCGAACGCCCGCGCAAGCGGCCAGCGCCGGGGAGCGAGTTGCCTCCCCGGCATCGCCGCACCTGGGCCAGCGGCTGACCAAAGAAGGCCTGCCGGTGCCCTTCGACCCGAAGATCCACTGCGGCGTGAAGAGCCGGCGCACCGGCCTGCCGTGCAAGCAGTACCGCGGCCATCGCACCGACCATTCGGGCTTCGGCCACTGCTGGCTGCACGGCGGCCGCGCCCCGACCGGCAAGCGCCAGGCGGCCCGCCAGGCTGCCGAGAACGCCCTGACCAAGCTGAACATCCCCGAGTCCGAGGATCCCATCGCGGCGCTGCTCGAGGCGCTGCGCGTCGCCTCCTGGCGCGAGGCGGGGCTGCGCGGGCTGCTGCGCACGCAGGCCAGCCTGACCGTCGAGGACCACCTCGGCGACGAGCGCGAGAGCGTCGTGTCGGCCATGCACGACCGGGCGCTCAAGCGCCGCGCCGAGATCGCCAAGATGGCCGTCGACGCGGGCATCGACGTGCGGATGACCGAGCTCGCCGAGTTCCAGGTCGAGCTCGCGTTCCGTGCCCTGCAGGCAGCGCTCGACGCGGCCGGCCTGGATCCCGAGACGCGGAAGCAGGCCGAGTCAGCCGCCGCGAACATCCTGGACCCAGCACCACCGGTCGGGGCGGAGCTCAACTGATGGCCATGGCCGCCCAGAGCTTCGAGACCCTGCTCGCCCAACGGATCCGCGCTGGGCATCGGGCGCGGATCGAGGCGGATCGGGAACCGACCTTCATCAACGAGCAGCAGCGGACCTTTTTCGACTCGAAGGCGCCCGAGGTGCTGTACTCGGGCGCCTTCCGCGCCGGCAAGAGCCGCATCGGCTGCGAGAAGGCCTACTCGCTGGCGAAGCGCTATCCGGGGATCCCGATCGGCATCTTCCGCAAGGTGGCTGCCGACCTCGAGGCCTCGACGCGCTTCACACTGTTCCACGACGTCATCCCGCCCGAGGCCATCGTGCGGCGCAACGACACCCTGCGCCGCTACGACCTAGCCAACGGCTCGATCATTCGCTTCTTTGGCCTCGAGCCCAACCCGATCACCGGCGCTCCCTCCAAGGTCGGCTCGGTCGAGCTCGGCTGGGCGTTCATCGACGAGGCCTACGAGCTCAGCGAGGCGGACTGGGCCTTCGTCAAGGGCCGCCTCTCGTGGCCGGGGATCCCGTACCACCAGCTGGCGGCCGCGACCAACCCCGCTGGCCCCAAGCACTGGCTCAAGCGCCGCTTCACGCCGCCCACCAACGACCGGGTCTACCTGCACGCCTCGACCTTCGACAACCCCGCGCTGCCGGCGGACTACGTCGACCAGGCGCGCTCAAGCGACACCGACGACGTCTACCACCAGCGCTACTACCTGGGCGAGTGGGTGGCCTACGAGGGCCAGATCTACCTCCTGCCCGATGACCAGGTGCGCGAGCCCGAGCAGACGACCTGGAAGCGCGTGGTGGCCGGCGTGGACTGGGGCTTTGTGCACGCCTTCGCCTGCGAGGTGGTCGCCGAGTCAGGCACCGGCCGGCGGGCGACCATCGATGAGGTCTACGCCCGTGGCCAGCTGATCGAGGACCTCGTCCCGCAGCTGCTCAAGCTCCAGGAGCGCTACCACATCGAGACCTTCTACGCCGACCCGTCGGAGCCCGAGTACATCGCCGCCTGCAAGACCAAGGGCGTGCAGATCGTGCCGGCCACCAATGATGTGATGCCCGGCATCGGCGCGGTCAAGGAGGCGATCGCCGGCGGCATGACGGTCAGCCCTCGCTGTACCGGTCTGCTCGATGAGCTGCCGTCCTACGCCTGGTCGCGCGACCGCAGCACCGGCCAGACCCGCGAGCAGCCGGTCAAGGAAGCCGACGACGCCATGGACGCCTGGCGCTACGCGGTCATGGGTCTCGGGTCAGAGATGGGGATCCTGGGCTTCTACCGCGCTCAGATAGAGGCGCGCCGAGCCACGCAGGCCCAGGCCTCATGAGCACCGAGGCCTGGGCCCGTTACCGCGCAGCTGCTGTGAGAGGCGACGCGTCCACGGCAGCTCGGCTGCGCGAGGAGCTGGGCCTGGCCAAGGCCAGCCTGGCCTCGCAGGCAGTCTCAACCCGCGGCCTGAGCGAGCTCGCCCGCCAGCTGGGCTCCGGGTCGCAGTCCACCACCGACATGGGCCCCGGGATCCCGATGTCGCCGGCGCATCCCGACGAGCCGGAGCCGCGGCGCTGGGACTACCAGCCCGGCTTCAACATCACCGTCACCCCGCGCTCCTACGAGCCGATCAGCTTCGCGATGCTCCGGGCGCTGTGCGACAACTACGACGTCGCCCGGCTGTGCATCGAGAAGCGCAAGAGCGAGTTCCGCGGCCTCGGCTGGCACATCCAGCCTAAGGCGGTCGCCGGCATGAGCCGGCCGGAGGCCAAGGCGCGGGCGACGTCGCTCGAGTCGCAGATCCAGGACGTCACCGGCTTCTTCGAGACCCCCAACTCCGAGGACGACTTCGGCGCCTGGCTGACGCAGTGGCTCGACGACATCATCAGCATCGACGCCGGCACCCTGTTCAAGCGGCCGCGGCGCGACGGCGGCCTGTACGGCCTGGACGTCATCGACGGCGCCACCATTCGCCCGATCATCGACGCCTACGGCCGACAGCCAATCCCGCCGGAGCCTGCCTTCGGCCAGGTGATCAAGGGCATCACCTGGCAGATGTACACCGCGGACCAGATGGTCTACGCGCCGTACTGGCAGCGCACCCGGAGCCCCTACGGCTTCCCGCCGGTGATGTGGGTGGTGCTGGCCGTCAACCGGGCCCTGCGCCGTCAGACGCTCGACCTGTCGAAGTTCTCCGAGGGCACCATGCCGGTCGGCTTCTACAAGGTGCCCGAGAACTGGACGACCGGCCAGATCCAGGAGCTGCAGAAGGTCTTCGACGAGATCCTGTCCGGCAACGACATCGAGCGCGCCCGGATCCGCTTCGTGCCCGGCGGCGCCAACACCGGCCTCGAGCCCTGGCAGGCCGAGCCCAAGAGCGAGGTCGAGGACTGGCTGCTGCACATCACCTGCGCGGCCTTCGGCGTGAACGCCATGACCGACCTCGGGATCATGCCCCAGCACTCTGGCGGCCTGGGCGGCAAGGGCGTGGCCGACACCCAGGTCAGCGCCAGCTACCGCAACGACACCGCGCCGATGGCGATGCACATCAAGGGCATCCTCGACCGGGTCATCGCCGACGACCTGAACCAGCCCGAGCTGGAGTTCCTGCTCGACGGCCTCGAGGAGGAAGAGGACACCGTCCAGAAGGCGACCAGCGACGACCTCTACGTGCGCATGGGCAAGATCAGCGTCGACGAGCTCCGCGAGCGCGACGACGAGGATCCGATCGGCCTGGGCGCCTACGTGTCCACCGCCCAGGGCCCGGTCCTGGTGAGCACCCTGCTGGCCGAGGCCGCCGCTCCCCCACCCGAGCCAGGCGGCCCGGAGCCGGCCACGCCCTCGGCGGCCCCTGACGAGCTGACCAACCAGCAGCCCAACCCGAACCCCGGCCAGCCGATCGCCAAGGTCTCGATTGATGAGGACTTGGACCGCTGGCAGCGCAAGAGCCTGAAGGCGCTACGCCTCGGCAAGAACGCCGGCGTCGCATTCGAGAGCGAGGCCATCAGCCCCGCACGAGCCCAGCGGGTGCGCATCGCGCTGACCGGCGCCACGGAACCCGAGCGGGTGCGTGACATCTTCCGGCTGGAGAAGGCCGGTGCATCCGCCGGCCCTTTCGGCGCCCTCGCAGCCGACGCGAGGTTGAGGCTCGACTTCGCCGGCTCTTCGCGGCCTTCTTCGCTGAGCAGGGGCGCGATGTGGTACGCCGGCTGGGCCTCCCGGAGCGCTGAGCTGATGCCGGATCTGGCCAAGATCGCCGCCGCCATGCCCGCGCCGCAGGTGACCGTCAACGTGCCCAAGCAGCCGCCGGCGGTCATCCACGTCGACGTGCCGCCCGCGCCGGCGCCGATCGTCAATGTCGCCGCTCCCGAGGGCCCGCCGACCCCGGTGGCGATCACCGTCGAGATGGCACAGCCCGGGCCGCGCACCCGCACCGTCGAGCTCGTGGAGCCCGGCCGCACGCGGCGCGTCACGGTGCGAGAGGAGTAGGCGATGGCCCACAACGTCAAGATGGCCAACGCGGCCGTCAACGCCGAGGGCGATGCCCTCGCTGTGGCGGCCGCCAGCGGCTACCTGCGCATCTACGACGGCAGCCAGCCGGCCACAGCCGACACCGCGGTCGGCTCCCAGGTCCTGCTCGCCGAGCTGCGCTTCGGCGCGACGGCCTTCGGGGCCACCGTCGCCGGCGTGATGACCGCCAACGCCATCACCGGCGACACCGCCGCCAACGCCACCGGCACCGCCGCCTGGTATCGCGTCCTCAAGAGCGACGGATCCACCCCGCTGTGGGACGGAGCGATCGGCACCGTCGGGTCAGGGTCGGACCTCGAGATCGACAGCACCGCCATCCAGATCAACGCCGACGTCGAGGTCACCTCCTTCACCCACACGGTGACGAAGTAATGGCCGACGAAGGGCAGATCCAGCTCCCACCCGACAGCACCGGCAAGGGCGTCCGCGTCCTGGCGGTCACCACCTTGATCAACGGCACCCCGACAACCGTTCAGATGCAGGTGCTGACCATCGCCGACCCGGCTACCGGCAAGCCCCTCAACCTCGACCCGACCGTCACGCTCGATGCGCTCCACATCATCAGCCAGCAGCTGGACCGCCTCATCGGCGTGTGCATTGCCGGGCTGAAGCCCAACACCTCCGAGATAGCGCCACTTGAGGAGACAGCATGGCTCTCATAGAAGCGGTCCAGGGGGAGCGGCGGGCCGCCTCCAACGTCCAGACCGACGCACGCGCCGGTCGGTATTCGGAGCTCATCGTCAATGACGTCGGCCTCGGCCGCTACTTCGAGGCGGCGCTCAACAAGCGCATCTTCGGCCTCGGCGCGGCCGGGTTCACGCTGGTCGCGGCCAACGCCGGCGCGCTCGCCGCAGCGCTGCAGCCCATCGTCGGCATCGTCAACCCGATCGGCAACTCGCGCGCCGCGGTCATCATCCGGGCGCGCCATCAGTCCCGATCCGGCACGCCGGCCGGTCCGCTGTACGCGGTAGGCGGCATCACCTCTGGCGCCATCACCACCGCGGCGGCAGGCTCGATCCTGGATCTGTCGCTGCAGGGGGCCTCGTCGTCGATGAAGGCCTACAACAACGTGGCGCTCACCGGCTACGTGGCCGCCGGTGGCGGCTCCTTCCAGCTGCCGGCGGGCGGACCAGCGGCCATCGCCGCCGGCGCAGGCGTCTACCACGCCGACTTCGAGGAAGCGGGCATGTTCATCGTGCCCCCGGGCGGGATCTTTGGGCTGTCAGCCACCGGTGCCGGCACGACCCACATCGTCGACGCCGGGCTGGTCTGGGTCGAGATCGACTGGCCGCTGTAGATGCTGCTCTGGGAACGGCTCTGGCGGACAGCCGGCTCGGGAGCCGACGCTCAGGCTGCCCAGAGCGATGCTGCCAGCGCCCTGCTGCGCTTCGCGGCCAGCGGAGCCGATAGCCAGGGCGCCCAGGCGGGGTCCGGCGCGGCATTGCTGCGCTTCACGGGCACGGCTGCCGGCGCTCAGGCGACTCAGACCAGCAGCGGGATCGCTGTGGAGCGCTTCCTGGCCAGCGTCGGCGACTCACAGGCCCGTCAGGCCGATGCGGCCGCGGGACTGGAGCGCTTCCTCGCCTCCGCGGCTGGGGCCCAGCAGTCCCAGACCAGTGGGGGCGCCTCGCTGTTGCGATTCATGGCTAGCGCCGCCGACAGCCAGCGCACCCAGACCGACGTTGGCAGCGGCGTGATCGAGTTCGCTGCCATGGTAGGCAGCCAGCAGGCGCGCCAGACAGATCAGGCGGCCGCGCTTGAGCGCTTCACGGTCGCCGGCGCGGACAGCCAGGCTGCCCAGACGAGCACCGGCGTCGCAACCGGTGGCGGCGGTGTGGTGCCGGTGCCGGTGGTTGGCGGCAACCCCGACAGTGCCGGGCTGGTGGTCACTTTCCAGCTCCGCCTGCGCGCACGGGCCCGAGACGTCCAGGCTGCGCAGGTCGACCACGGTTCTGCCGAGGTCCTCGACGATGACGACTGGCTGCTGGTCGCTCTTCTGGAGGAGGCGGCATGACCCTCGCCAAGGTCGCCATTCCCTCGACCGTCCTCGACCAGTACCCCTGGGGTCACGAGATCGCCGCGCTCACGGATCCCACGGCCGACCTGCTGGGCACCATGTGGGCGCTCGGCTACGTTGAGGCCGGATCGGGCGAGGTCACCGATGACTGGGCGCTGGCCTTCCCGGCCGCGGCCGGCTACGCGCGCGATCGCGCCGCCAGCCTGGTGGCCGGCGTCGATGACGTCAGCCGCGACCGCCTGCGTGCGCTGATCGCCGACGCGATCGACGACTCCGAGATGAGCGAGGCGGACCTGTCGGACGCCATCCTCTCGATGTTCGACGACATGAGCACGGCCCGCGCGGAGCTGATCGCTCGCACCGAGACCGCCTATGCCGCCGGCCACGGCAATGTCGCCGGCTACCGCGACGGCGGCACCACCTACGTCGAGATCACCGACGGCGACGACTTCGATGAGCCCTGCCGTGTCGCCGATGGCCAGATCTGGAGCCTCGACTACTACGAGGCCAACCTGCTCGAGCACCCCGACTGCAGCCGGTCGGCCAACCCCATCAGCAGCGAGGACGCGCTGGCCGCCGGCGTGGACGAGGAGTGACCATGGATCCGCAGCGCTTCAACGTGTTCGTCCCCTTCGGCAAGGTCGCCGATCAGGGCGACGGCACCATCCTGATCGAGGCGGCCGTCAACGACGAGACCCCCGACGACCAGGGCGAGATCGTCACCTACGAGGCCTTCGAGAAGGCGTCTGGCCCGTTCATGCGCTGGGCCAACGTGCGAGAGATGCACCAGGCCGACCGCGCCGCCGGCACGGTGGTCGAGCTGCGCAAGAACGCCGAGGCACGCACCCACACCGCCGTCCTGCACATCGTCGACCCAGTGGCCGTCAAGAAGGTCCAGACCGGCGTCTACAAGGGCATCAGCCACGGCGGCTTCAAGACCGAGTTCGGCCCGATGCGCAAGGTCGCCGACAAGCCGTATCGCACGGTGACCGCCATCGACCTTCGCGAGGAGAGCCTGGTCGACCGTCCCAGCCGGCCGAGCGCGGTGCTGACGCTGCTCAAGGTCAGCGACGCCGACGTCGAGGCGTTCGAGCCGTTGGCCAAGGCGGACTACTCGGACAAGCAGCGCTCGGCGATGGCCGACAAGGGCCAGGCGCTGCCCGATGGCAGCTTCCCGATCGCCAACCGCGCCGATCTGTCGAACGCCATCCAGGCCTTCGGCCGCGCCGGCGACAAGCCGGCCGCCAAGAAGCACATCACCAAGCGAGCCAAGGCGCTGGGCGCCACCGATCTGCTGCCGGCCGACTGGCCGGGATCTACCAAGTCAGCGAAGGCCAGCCACGCCGAACCCATCGAAGGAGGACAGATGGACCCAGAGAACGAGCTGGCCAAGGCCGGCACCGAGGGCTCGTCTGAGCCCACCCCAGCGGCGCCAGAGGAGCCGGCCGCGGAGACCCACCCGTCGACCGAAGACGCCACACCCCAGGGGGTGCCCGCCGAGCCGGCGGCTGAGCAGCCCGAGGAGGAGGAAGAGGCCGCCGCAGAGGCCGCCGCAGAGCATGAGGCCGAGCCCGCTGCAGAGCCGACCGAGAAGGCGTCGCAATCGAAGCCGCTTGCCAAGAGCGCTGCCGACGATCTCCGCGACGCTCACTGGGTGATCGACTCCATCGCCCGCCTAATCGAGACCGAGGGCGAGGAGGGCGACAGCGAGGGCGTCACGCAGCTGAAGACCGCGCTCACCGCTATGCAGGCCTTCTCCGCCAGCGAGGCGGATGAGCTCGGCACCCCGGAGGACACGGCGGCCGCTGAGGCTGAGGAGCCGATCCCGGTCGTGGTGGTTGGCATGGCCTACGCCAGCGTCATCGGCGACCTCGCCAAGCAGGCGATGGCGCTCAAGAAGGGATCCACGCCGGACCAGGCGGCGCAGCAGCGCAACCAGGCCCTGCACGACATGTCACACAACGCCGGCGCGGAGTGCGAGACCCCGCCGGCTCCCGAGCTCGCCAAGGTGGCGAGCGGAGTCGATACCGATGCCTTCGTGGAAGGACTGGCCAGCCGGCTGGTTGACCGCATCGGCGCGGTGGCATCCAAGGCCGACATGGAAGCGGTAAGAGGCGAGTTTGTCGGGGCGCTCAAGCCCCTCCAGGACACGCTCGCGAAGATCGCTGCCCAGCCAGCTGCGGGAGGGCCGCTGCGCTACGCGACCGACAGCCGCGGGTTCCTGACCGATCACATGGGGCAGGCCGGTAGCAGCGACGTGGCCGAGGCGCTGTCGAAGGCGTCGCTGGCCCCGGGCATCAGCCCGCAGACCAAGGAGGAGCTCGGGCGACTCGCGGCTCAGGAGCTCTACAAGGCACAGCTCGCCGGGCGTCCCGGCGGACAGGAGTAACCGATGGACCCCACGAACCCGGGGGGCGTCAGCGCCGAGACGATCGAGGCCGTTCGTCAGGCGCTCGCGAGCCCCATCCCGGTGGGAGCCGGTGACCCGACGGTGATGGCCAAGGCCACCACCCAGGGCATCAGCACCACCACCGGCCTCGTCGCCTACAACCTCGAGGCCCCATCCAAGAAGCTCTTTCCGGTCCTCAGCCCGCTGAGGAACCGCTTCCCGCGGCCGAACCGTGGCGTGGGTGGCACGGCGGTCAACTGGAAGGCGATCACCGCCATCAACGCCTCCAAGGTCAAGGCCGGCGTGGCCGAGGGCGCCCGCAACAGCGTGGTATCGACGACCGAGGCCGACAAGCTCGCGAGCTTCAAGAGCTTCGGGCTCGACGACTTCGTCACCGACGAGGCGGTGTGGGCCGGGCGCACCTTCGAGGACGTGCGCGCCATGGCAGGCGTCAACCTGCTCAGCGCGGTCATGATCCAGGAGGAGATTCTGCTGCTCGGCGGCAACGTGACCGCCATCGGCAAGCCCGCTTCCCTGACCTTCGCCGACACAGCGGCCAGCACGATCGGCTCGCTGACCGCGGCCACCGCCTACGACTACGCGGTGTCAGCGCTGACCCTGTACGGCTTCGCCAACGGCTCGACGGGCCACGCCGCTGCCGACGCGGCCGATGAGACCGACGGGCGCACCGGCAGCCACACCACCGCGGCCTCGGGCAATGGCTCCAAGGCGACCGACATCACCTGGCCCGCCGTGCGCGGCGCGGTGGCTTACAACGTGTTCGCCGGCACCTCCGGCGGCACCAAGTACTACGTGGCCACGGTGACCACGCCGTACATCCGCATCCTGTCGATCCCCGGCTCGGGCAACGTGCCCAACACCGCCGACCAGACCGCGGACGCGCTGAGCTTCGACGGGGTCATTCCCCAGCTCGAGGTCTCGGGCTCGGGCGCCTACTTCAAGGACCTGGCCAACGCCACCCTGACCGGCGACAACGCCGGCGGCATCGTCGAGTTCGACACCGCGCTGCAGTCCCTGTGGGACAACAGCCGCATCGGGCCGACGATCATCCTGGTCAACTCCCAGGAGGCCAAGAACGGGCTGGCCAAGATCGCGGCCAACGGCTCGACCACGACCCTGCGCCTGACGGCGGCGGTCGGAGCCGATGGCACCGTCAGCGGCGGGCTGATGCTGGGCGACTACCTCGACAAGTTCACCCAGCAGCGCATCCCGCTGATGACCCACCCCAACCTGCCCGCCGGGCTGATCCTGATGCTGTCCGAGCGGCTCCCCTACCCCAACAACAACGTCCCCAACGTCTTCGAGGTCGAGGTCCAGAGCGAGTACGTGCAATACGACTGGGCCCGCGTCCAGCGCAAGTACGAGTTCGGGGTCTACGCCCGCGAAGTGCTGAAGGTCTACTTCCCCGCCGGGTGTGCCGTGCTGAGCGGCATCGCCAACGGTTAGGTCGACCCTGACCCGTTAGCCATCGCCCCGGGCCGCCCGCGTTCCCGGCCCGGGGCACCTCCCATCAGGTGACTGATTGACCACGCCCTACGCGACGCCCGACGACGTCAAGTCGAACCTCACCGGCGACACCCCGAACTTCTCGGGCAACTGGACGACGACGCTGACCTCGATCATCGCCGACGTCCAGTCCGAGCTGGACAACGAGGTGATCCAGGGCCGTGGCATCACCGCGGCCTGGTCGTTCGTGGCCGACTCCGCCGCCTCCGCTCGTCAGTTCACCGGGCGGCGCGGCAACCGAGGCTGGTTGGCGATCGACGACTGCGTCTCGATCAGCAGCGTCACGGAGAACGGGATCGCCCTCGTCGCGGGCGTGGACTACATCACGGATCCGATCCAGGGCACGCCGATCGTCGGCCTCGTGCGGCTCAACGGCAGCTGGAGCTTCGGGCCCGGCGCGATCACGGTCGTGGCCAAGTGGGGCTACGCGATCACCTGCCCGGGCGACGTGCACCGGGCAACGATCACCGAATCAATCCGCGTCTTCCTGGCCAACCGGGCCGGCAACGACGACCGGCTAGGAATCACGCCGTTCGGCCAGGTGGTGACCTCCAAGGCCTTCACCAACCGCACCCTGCGCCTGATCAGCCGCTACAGCCGCGCCGGCGGGATCCCGCGATGAGCGACGTCGAGGTCGTCATTGTCGGCATCCCCAAGGCCATGCGCGACCTGGATCCGGCCCGCATGGCCGTCGGGCTGCGCACCGGCTTCCAAGCCGTCGGCGACCAGCTGGTGGCGCCAGCGGCTCGGAGAATCGTGAGGCCACACCACTGGCACGGCCGCTTCGAGCAGCAGATCCACACCACCGTGACCGGCTCCGGGCTGAACGTGGCCGCCCACGTCGGCGTCAGCTCGGCGATGGTCCCTGAGGCGCGGCCGCTGACCTTCGGCTGGAAGAGCGGCAGCGGCCGCCAGCCGCCCACCGACGCGATCATGGCCTGGCTGACCGGCTCCGGGAAGGGCGCGCAGCTACTCGCCCAGGGCGGCGTCGGCGTCCGGCGCAACTCGGGCGGCTTCATCACCGGCTCTCGGGCGAGTCGCGTCGGCAGCGGCGACCAGGCGGCGGTGCGCTCGATCGCCTTCCTGATCGCCCGCAAGATCGGCAAGTCGGGCTACAGCTTCGAGCCGCTGCACACCTTCACCAAGGCGCTCGCCGAGGTGCGCGGCCAGATCGGGCCGATGCTGCTGCACTACCTGCGAGGCCGGCCATGACCGACGCCAGCCAGATCGAGAAGATCGTCGACGCCTCGGCCTACGTCGCCAGCCTGATCGATGGCGTGAAGACGGTGTGGGGCGCCGGCACCTCGGGGATCACCTTCCCGGTCAACTCCGTGCTGCTTGACGGCGTGGTGAAGACCTTCACCGGCGAGCCCGTCGAGCCCTACACCCACCTGTCGGACATGCCGTCAGGCAGCTTCACCGCGCACTCGGCGACCTGGACCGACGTCACCTGGCGGATCCCGTTGACGCTGTTCCTGGACGCCAACGACCAGCAGAACGCGCGCCGCGTCGGCTTCCCGTTCATCCCCAAGTACCTGGCCGCCTTCGCGGCTCACTCGCTGCTCTTCACCCAGTACTCGGGCGTCGTCAACGCGGCGCTCCTGCAGGACGTCTCGTGGACGGTCGAGCAGGGCACCTGGTTCGCGATGCGCATGACCCTCGAGGCCAAGGAGCGCCTCAACCTCGACTACCAGGCCGGATAGCTAAAGGAGACCCCCGTGAGCTGTGGCATCACCTTTCTGAAGTACGTGGGCGAAGGCGCCTTCCGAGCCGGCTTCCCGTCCCGCGACGTCGACGAGGCCGAGATCCATACCCTGCCGCCCGATGTCGTCCAGGCCGCGATCGCCTCCGGGCTCTACGAGGCCACCTACGAGTCGGACCAGCCGGCATCTGAGGCCGAGGTCGAGGCCATGCCTCCCGATCCCGACAAGGTCAAGAAGGACGAGCTGGTGGCGCTCGCCGAAGAGCGCGGCCTCGACACCTCGGGCACCAAGGCGGAGATCGCCGAGCGCATCGCCGGCTTCGAGGAGGAGCAGACGGCAGCTGGGGACCAGCCGGCCGCTGAGGCCGAGGTCGAGGCGCAGTCATGAGCCACGACAAGGACCCGCAGCTGGTTCTTACCTACGCCGGGGACGGCAACCGCTACATCCCCGGCATTCCGGCGCGCGACCTCGACGAGGCGGACATCGCGCGCTCCGTGTACGTCCGCACCGTCGACTCGCGGCCCGACAAGCAGGCCGGCCTGGTCCCTGCCGACAAGGGCTTCACGGCCGCCTCCAAGGAGCTGACCGAGTCGCTCGCCGCCTCCGGCCTGTATCGCTTCGTGGGGGGCGTCGACAAGGCTGGCGGCGCCTCCCGCCCAACCCGCTCCAAGGCCAAGAAGCCAGCCAAGGCCGAGACACCAGCCGAGTCCACGCCCGACCAGGGCGTCAAGCCCGCGGAGGAATAGCCAATGGCTCCCATCACCGTCGGCTCCCGCGCGTTCCATCGAGTCAGCCTCGGTGTGGAGAGCACACACGGCACGCGGGTCGATCCGACCTTCAACCTCAACATGGCCAGCTCATCCATCATCACCCTCGACAAGAGCCCGGCCAACCCTGACGAGGACTACCAGTCGCTGGTCATGAACCAGCCCGGGCGCGGCACCTTCGGCGTGCGCCTGGCCGGCCTGCAGATGGACGGCGTGGCCCGCTACCAGGACCTGATGCGCTACTGCCAGCACTGGTGGGCGGGCGGCGTCACTCCGACTGGCGCGACCTCCAAGACGATCAGCGGCAACACGGCCGCCAGCCCGACGGTGGTGACGACGACCGCGGCGCACGGCCTGGTCACCGGCGACACGGTCCTCATCTCGGGGAGCAACAGCACGCCGCTGATCGATGGCACCTGGACAGTCACGGTGCTGACCACGACGACCTTCTCGATCCCGGTCAACGTCACCATCGCCGGCACCGCGGGCAGCGTCGCCGCGGGCGCCGACAAGTGGGTCTTCCCGCTCGACGCGAGCTCCGACACGCTGAAGTCGGCGACCATCCAGGAAGGCGACAACGTCCAGGCCTACGAGATGACCTACGGGATGATCACCGATGGTCACCTGAGCTTCAACCAGCTCACCGCCCCGGGCAACATGCCCTGGGAGCTCAAGACGACCTGGATGGGTCAGGACAAGGTCCCGACCGCCTTCACCGGCACGCCGGCGACGGTGACCGGCGCCGAGTCGCTGATGGGCCACCTCACCCGGGCCTACATCGACACCACCAGCGTGGCGTTCGGGTCAGGCACCGAAGAGGTCGGCGTGCTGGCCATGGACTTCACGATCCCCTCGGGTGTCACCCCTCGCAAGTACGGCGAGACCACCGACACCCTGTCCACCCACGGGCGCCTGAAGAGGACGCCCCTGCTCACGATCAGCTTCTTTCTCAGCTCAGGCTCCGAGACCGACCTGTTCGCGGCCTGGCAGGGAAACATCGGCCAGATGGTCGAGCGCCGCCTGCGCCTCAAGGCGGTCGGCTCGGGCAACAACAACGCCTACATCGACAGCCGCATCCGCTTCCGGACCGTCCCGGTCCAGGAGTTCAACGGCGCATCGATCCTGGCCATCGACGCCGAGTGCGTCGGCGACTCGGCGCTCGGCGGCAGCGACCTGCAGCTGACACTCAACAACGCGATCGCCAGCTAGGCGACCGCCGGAGGAACCAGCCATGTCCCGTGAAGACCAGCCTGCTACCGAGCGAATCAGCCTCGGCGCCTGCGACTGCCCCGGCAGCCCGCACGATGCCGAGCACACCCAGGCCCTGGTCGGTGTCCCCGAGCGGACGCCGGCCGGGGGCGTGGAGTGGAGATGGGACGGCCCCAAGGACGTCACCGGCGACTGGGCCGACGTCTGGGATCGACCCGACTACGGCACCCTGCGCTACATCGGCTCCGCCTACGCCGGCGACGACACCGGGCTCGGCCAGGCGCGGCTGCTGCAGAAGAGCATCTCCGCCTGGAACCTCCTCGATGGGCGAAGTTCTCCACTGTTCGTCAACATCCCGGCGATCGACAAGCTGCGCGCGGCGCAGGCCAACATTCTCGTGGCGCGCCTCGATCGACCCCAGTTCCAGCGCATGCTGGCGCCCGAGCCCGAGACGGCGGCGACACCCCCAAACGGGTCAGGCGGCTCCTCGGAGAGTGGGCCGCCGGCCAAGTCACGCTCCCGTCGATCGACGGCGAAGACCCCGAGCTAGCCGATGACATCCTGCTGGCGGAGCTGGGGCTCAGCGAGGCCGACCTGGCTGGCGCTGACCCTGCCCGCCGCAAGCGCTGGCTGGCGCTGGTGGACGCGCGCAAGACGGTGACCGTCCTGGAGCACCTCACCCCCGACAACCTGCGGGCCAAGCCGCTGCTCGAGATGCGCCTGTACGGGGTCACCTCGCTCGACGAGCTCCTGCAGGGACCGCCGCCCGGTCCGGACCCCGAGTAGATGGACGAGCAGGTCGGCATCAGCCTGGTCGCCCGCGACATGGCCTCGGCCACCCTCAACCGGGTGCGCGGCGAGCTCGGCGGGATGGGCACCGCGGCCGCATCGGCCAACGTCGGCGGCGGGCTGCTGTCCCGGGGCTTCGGCGTGGCGCGCACCGCGGCCGCCGGCTTCGGCAACGCGATGACCACGCTGCGCGGGCGGATCGGCCAGGTGGTGACCGGCATCGGCATCCTGGGCGGCGGCGCCGGGATCCTGGGCTTGGCCGGCTTCCTGAGCAGCGCCATCAACAAGACCCGCGACTTCGACGCCGCCATGGAGCTGCTGCACACCCAGGCCGGCGCCAGTCAGTCCGAAGTGGACAACCTGTCGGCCTCGGTGCTGAAGCTGTCCGGCAGCCTGGCCACCGGGCCCGAGCAGCTGGCGGCGGCCCTGTTCCACATCGAGTCGGCCGGCTACCGCGGCGCGCAAGCGCTCGACATCATGAAGGCGGCGGCCGAAGGCGCCCGCGTCGGGCAGGCCGACCTCGAGAGCGTCACCAACGCGCTGATCGCCGCGGTCAACTCCGGAGTCGGCGGCGTGCAGAACATGCAGTCCGCGATGGGCACCCTGAACGCCATCGTCGGCTCGGGCAACATGCGCATGGGGGACCTGGCGGCGGCGATGGGCACCGGGATCCTGTCGAGCGCCAAGACGTTCGGGATCTCGATTCAGTCGGTCGGCGCCGCCCTGGCCGACATGACCAGCCAGGGCATCCCCGCCCAGGACGCGGCCACCCGGCTGCGGATGAGCATGTCGCTGCTCGGGGCGCCCACCAGTAAGGCGGTCACCGAGCTCAAGAGTATCGGCATCTCGGGCACCCAGCTGGCCACCGACATGCGCGGCTCGGGCGGGATCCTAGCCGCCATGGAGGACCTGCGCACCCATCTCGATAAGTCCGGGCTGTCGGCGACCCAGCAGGCGGCGCTCATCTCCAAGGCGTTCGGCGGCGGCCGCTCGAGCACGGCGATCATGACCCTGGTCGGCAACATCGACGCCCTGAAGTCCGCCCAGGACCGGGTCATCAAGGGCCAGGGCGATTTCGCCGACGCGGTGGCCAAGACGGCCGAGACCTCCCAGGAGAAGTTCAACCGCTTCGGCGCCACCTTCGATGCACTCCAGATCAAGATCGGCCACCAGCTGCTGCCGGCGGTCGTCGACGCCATGGATGGGCTGGGCACCTGGCTCGACGCCCACCAGGACGACATCGCCAACTTTTTCAAGGGCGCGGTGACCTTCGGCCGCCAGGCGGTCGGGGTCATTGGCTTCATCGTCGACAAGTTCAATGCCCTGCCCGGCTGGGTGAAGGACGTCCTGATCAAGGGCTTCATCGCCAACAGCGTCATCAAGTTCGCGTTCGGGATCTCGCCGCTCAGCTTCGGCCTGCAGATGGGTAAGGCCCTGCTCGGCACGGTCATCGGCGGTATCGGTCGGGCCGCCGCCGGCCTGTTCGGCAGCGCCGCCACTAAGGCCATACCGCAGCTGATCGCGGGGACCATGGCGGGCGCCGTCCCGGTTTTCGTGACCGGCATGGCACCCGGGGTCGGCGGGCTGGGCGGTGGAGGGGGCGGCAACCCACTGGCGGCAGCGGGTGAGGGCGCCGCGGCTGGGGAAGGAGCTGCCGCGGCTGAAGGCGCTGGCGCGCTGGAGTTCGGCGCTGGCCTGTTGGGCACCTCCGCGATGATGCCCCTCCTGGCCACCGCCGCCGCGGGAGTCGTGACGCTGCTGGGTGGCGCCTGGCTGCTCGCGCAACTCAGTCCCGACCACAAGTTGCACAACACCATCACCGACACGCATGGCGCCGGTGCCGGAGGGAAGCTGGACCCCCACGGCTACGGTCCGAAGGGCCAGCTCATCACCGGACCCAAGGGCACAGCCTCTGACCCCCTCCACGTCACCGCGCCCGGGCTGCTGAAGCCGATCAACCCCGCCACGGTCAGCGACTACGGAGCCCGCCACCCCACCGGGGTCGCGCCGAAGATCGACGCCTCGCAGTTCCTCAAGACGCTGGGCACCAGCCCGTTCATGGGTCCCAAGGGCTACAAGAGCGTGTACGAGACGACCTCCACCGAGAAGGCGCGCTTCGACCCGACCGGGGCCATCTTCGTGACCCTGCTCGACAACCTCAAGAACCCCAAGGCGCCCGCGGTATTCGGCGAGATCCGCGGTCACCTCGCCGAGCTGCGCAACCTGGAGGCCTACTACGTCGCCCACGGCGACACCAACCTCGCCGCCGACGTGGCCAAGAACATCTCGGCCATCGACCGTCTGATCGGCGTGACCGAGGCGGGCCACCACGCCAACGCGACCTCGCAGGCCAACCTCAAGGCCGCGGTCACTGCCAGCGGCCAGCTCACCAAGCGCGGCCTGGACGCCAACGGCGAGGCCACCCGTAGCGCCGAGCACCAGCTCGCGGCGCTGAACGCCAAGAAGTGGGTGCTCGACCCGAAGACCAACGTATTCGTCAACGTGGCGAATCGAGTTGATCTCTCCACGCAGCAGGTGGTCTACAAGGTCAACAGCTACCAGCAGTCGGTGTCGCCGGGGAGCTGGAACGCCGGCCTCCTCGGATGACCAGCCAGGTCACCGTCCGCATCGGCGGCCAGCCGACGGCCACCATCAAGGACTACACCGCCCAGGTCCCGTACTGGGGCCTCGACCAGACCGGCAACCCGCAGCCGATCATCACCCTGGGCCAGCGCTGCAACGCCAAGGAGGCCAGCCAAGGCGAGTTCTGGATCGACGACGACGCCAACCTGATCCCGGCCGCGGACCTGTCCAACAACCTGCCCAGCGGCGACGTCGTCCTCTGGACCGAGGATGCGCCGGGCTGCCCGTATTGGCTGGCCCGCGAGCGGATCGTCCAGACCGAGAACGGCCGTCACCAGCTGTTCACCGGCGTGGCGGTCGGCTACAAGGTCACCGTCGAGGACTCAGCCGCCGACACCAACCTGCTGACCCTGACGGCGGCGTGGCCGCGCGGCGCGGAGACCGACGTCGCCCGCGTGAAGGCCATCGTCGAGACCTTCCTGCAGGGCAACCCGCGGCTGTCGACCTACGTGCTCGAGCACTTCATCGTCGCCAGCCCGACCGTCACCATGCCGGCCAAGACCTACCCGATCCAGTCCAACGTCTTCGACATGCTCCAGGACTGCGCCGACACCGCGGGCAAGCTCTGGTACCTGTGCTACCACCACGCGGGCGGCATCCCGGGCACGGCAACCGTGGTCACCGACTGGGGAGCGGCGGTCACCGGCACCAACGCCTCCACCTTCCCCGACCTGACCGTGCCAGCGGTGCCGGACCGCTACATGCTGGCCTTCTTCACCATTCGCGGCTTCGTGGGCAACTCGCCGCACGTCGGCTCGGTCGGCTACATCAACGACGAGCGCCCCGGCAGTGGAGCGCCCAACGAGGCGTTCACCCACCTGTCGAGTAGCACCTTCCACAACGACGGCACATCCGAGTCGATCCTCGAGGTCTGGGCGCTCAAGATGCCGTCGCCGAGCGTCGGCGCCAATGGCCGCGTCACCTTCACCATCCCCGGCTCGTTCCGCTATGCCGCGCAGTTGATCCTCCTCGAGGACGTCGACCAGGCCACGCCCTACTCCGATCTCCAGGCAGCCACCGGGACCAACCTCGCGCCGTCAGTGGCGGTGACCACGAGCCCCAGCCAGCTCGTCATCAACGGCATCGGCGCGATCAACGGCATCGGGCATACCTGGACTTCGACCCCTGGCGGTTCCTCGAGCCAGCTGTGGTGCAACGAGACAGCCGGTGGCCCGGGAGATCCGAGCGCCGAGGTTGACGGGTCGACGGAGGTCGCCACGGGCACCTCGACCACGATGTCGTGGGCCATCAGCTCGGACTTCGCGTTCTGGGGCTCGGCCGCCGTGGCGATCAACGGCGAGACAGGCGGCTGCAGCCATCTGTGCATGTGGTACAGCGAGGAGACCGACCACACCACCTACCCGTGCACGGTCAAGATCACCGACGACCCGACCCTGATCGCTCCCGACGCCAGCCCCCCGGTGATCGCGCCGCAGTGGCTCACCAACCTGGGCCATACCTCCGACGGCCAGGACCTGATCACCGGGCTGGTCTCGAAGTGGGGCGCCAGCGAGGCGGCCGTCTTCGTCCACGACGACACCCTGCTCGACGCCTACGACTGGCGGGTGGACTCCTACATGGACTCCGACTCGGTCACCGAGGCGCAGGCCATCGCCCGCGCGTCGGCCATCCTCGCCTACCGCAAGGCGGGGGTCCTGACCGACTTCCCCTCGCTGAAGCTCAAGGCCAGCCAGACCAACCTGATCACCGCCGGCATGAGCATCCAGATCAAGACCGCGGTCACCAGCTCCGGGCAGAACCTCGGCACCTGGCAGACGCGGCGCATCGCGCAGCACCAGTTCACGCCCATCGCCCCGCAGGACGACTCCGGCGAGTCCTGGTATCGGGTCGACCTGCAGCTGGGCCGCGCCATCCGCAACATGCCGGCCAGCCACGGCAAGGCTCAGGCGGCGGCGACCACGCCCAAGACGGCCACCGACGTCAGCGTCGGCGGCGGCACCGGCATCCCCGGCACGCCGACGGACGTGCAGACCGCGCTCACCACGCTGCAGACCGAGATCAGCGCCCTGAGCTCTTCCGAGGTCCCCTACTACATCCCCGCCGGCGTGACCTACACCGTGGCGCTCTACCAGCAGGCGCTGTTCGCCGACCCGATAGAAGCCGACGGCGCCCTGGTCGTCCTCGGCGAGCTGATCGGAGTGGACTGATGACGCTTGCCCTGGTCGCGATCGTCAAGGACGCGGCGGCCTCGATCGAGGCCTGCCTCGCCGCTGCCCGTCCGCACATCAGCGCGGCGACGATCGTGGACACCGGATCGACCGATGGCACGCCGGACCTGATCTGCTCGCTGATGCCGGAGGCACAGGTCTACCGTCGCCCGTGGGTCAACTTCGGCCGCAACCGCAGCGAGGCGCTGAAGCTGGCCCAGGGCACGGCCGACTGGCTGCTGGCGCTCGACGCCGACATGACCGTCGATATCGACGCCGGCTTCGCCCCGGACCCCGCCTACGACGCCTACATGATCGAGATGCGTGACAACGGCACGGCCTGGCGCCTGCCGCTGCTGCTGCGCGGCGACCTGCCCTGGGAGAGCCGCGGCGCCGTCCATGAGTACACCTGCCTGCCCGACCGGGCCTACCGATCGCGGCCGACCGATGAGGTCCGGGTCCACTTCCCCACCACGCCGACGTCTCCTGCGAAGCGGCGCTGGCACGCCGACATGCTCGAGGAGGAGCTCAAGCGGGAGCCCGACAACCCACGCACCGTCTTCTACCTGGCGCAGACCTACCGGGAGATGGACGACCCCGCCTGGGCTCGGCGGCTCTACCTGCGCCGGGCCGACATGGGCGGCTTCGAGGAGGAGGCTTGGTACGCGGCCTTCCGCGCGGCGCTGCTGGCACGCTGGCCTGCGCAGGCCACGGAGCTGATGGCCGCGTGGGAGCGGCGGCCGCACCGGCTCGAGCCGCTGTATTGCCTGCTCAAGGAGCTCAACGCTCGCGGCCTGCACCGGGCCGCCTACCGGCTCTCCAAGGTGCCGTTCACCCCGCCCGAAGGCGACGTCCTGTTCATCGAGCACGGTGTCTGGGACTGGGGCATCGAGTTCGAGCGCTCGCTCGCGGCCTGGTGGGTCGGCGAGCGCCGGGAGTTCGCCAGCCTCACCGACTCGCTGCTGCGACGGCGTGTGCCCGAGACCATCCGCGAGGCCCTGCTACGCAATCAAGCGCTGCCGTCGCAGCCTGACCCGATAGGAGTGCACTGATGCCCGAGGGCTCCCAGATCAAGATGCGCCAGGCGGCCGAGGCCGACATCTCGACCCCGTCCAGCGGGCAGACGACGCTGTTCATGGACTCCGACCACAGCGGCGCGCCGTACTACAAGGACTCGGGCGGCGCCTTCCACGCTCTCGCCGGCGCAGCCGGTGCCACCGGAGCGACTGGGGCCACCGGTGCCACGGGCGGAACAGGGACGAATGGGACCAACGGCGCGACCGGGGCAACAGGCGGAACAGGAGCCACCGGGGCGACAGGGACGGCCGGCGCCACGGGTGCGACGGGACCCACTGGTGCGACCGGCGCCACCGGAGGAGGCGGCGGCGGAGTGACCCAGGCCTACGTCGGATACAACACGATCGGCGGGACGTCCTTCGCAGCCACCAACGAACGCATCTACGCCAAGAAGATCACCATCGCCACAGCGTGTCAGCTGCTAACCGTCGAGGCCTACGTCAAGCAGAACACCGCGGCGAACGCATGGCGGCCGGAGGCGGCTGTGTGGACCGACAGCGGTGGCAAGCCGAAGCTGCTGATGGCCTACGTGAGTCCGGCGAACACAATCAATCCCTATCGGGTATCGGGGACGGCGGGCGATGCTCGCTGGCTGGCCACGCCGATCGGAATCTACCTCCCCGCTGGTGACTACTGGATCGGGATCAAGACAGCGGTTCAGGGCAATGTCTGCAATCTCTACAAGGACGGCAGCGGGACCGACGTCTTCTGGGATGCTGGCGGCAACGCGTTCGTCACAGACGGTCCGGACACCTCAGGCACCGTCTACACGCTCAACGTGACGACCGACAAGTACTCGATCCGAGCCAACACGATCAGCTGATGGGCCGACGGCTGGCAGGATCATCGAATAGTCCACCGCCAGCAGGCGAGGGATGGTCAGGATGGTCGCCGCGCCAGCAGCCAGCCACGCATAGCGCGTCCTCGCAACGACTACGGCGGCCACAACCGCTGCGACCGCCACGCCGGCCCACAGCCAGGTCGACGGCCAGTACTCGGCGCCTGGGTCCAGCGCCGCCGGCGGCAGCCTGAACAACAGCAGCGGTGCATACAGGGCAGCCATTACGCCGACCGCCATGGCCGCCTTGCGCCATTCACCCTGCCGCAGCCACGGGATCACGTACAGGATCGGGAAGATCTTGATCGAGGCGGCCACGCCCACCCAGAATGGTCCGGACCGACGGTGGATCCCGAAGTAGAGCGCGCCGACCAGCAGGGCCTGGATGTTGCCGCCGGCGGTGGTGCTGACCAGCAGACATCCACCTAGCAGGGCCAGCGGAATGGCAACCGGGCCATGCTGTCGGACCAGGCTGACCATGATCGCCGCGGTCATCCCCAGCAGAACGATGACCCAACCGATGAGCAGCGGCTCGCGGGGCACGCCGCCGAACGGGATCCACAGCGCAGCGAACCACGGCGCATAGCGGTAGGTCGCCAGCCCTGAATCTCCGGCGTAGGCGTAGGGATTCCCGCTCGAGACCCAGGATGCAGCCGCGCGTCGATAGACCTCGAAGTCGGCCCCGTCCCAGTTGGTGAACGCCTGCCCAATGCGCATCAGGAGCAGCAGCGCCAGCAGCACGATGATGGCGACAAAGGCGGACCCCAGCAGGGGTGAGCCGCGGCAGCGATGCCGGCGGCGATCCGCTTCTGTTTGAGCCAGTCCGAGGCGCGCAGCGTCATAGGTGACGCGGACTCTACGTGCTCGCGTCACCTTTGTGACAATTTGCTTGACACCGCGCTGTACGCATGTCATAGTCCTGACGCGATGCGCGAGAATCTTATCACGATCCAGAAGCGCGAGAAGCTCAACGACCGCGAGCTCGCCGCGCGCCTCGGAATCGCCCGGTCGACCTGGACGAGCATCAAGCTCGGCCGGCTGGCCCTCTCAGAGGCGATCGCCATGCGCGCGGTCCGGGCGTTCCCCGAGCTCCTGCCGGGCTTGGTCATGTCACTGAGCACGTCAGACCCGCGGGAGGCCGCATCGTGAGTGCGATGACGCAGCGGGTCAGCGGTCGACGTCGCCCGGTGCTGATGACCGTCGAGCGCCACGAGGCGGTCGGCAAGGTCATGGACCTGATCGCCATCACCCAGGACGCCATGGGCGCCAACGGCGGGGCGCTGACCTGCCTCACCCAGGCGCGCCAGCAGACCCCCGGCAACGGGCTGCTGCAGGCGGCCACCCTCGCCACTTTCGAGACCCACACGGCGCTGACCAGGCTCCTCGGCGAGCTGCGGGAGCAGGCCGGCGCACTCGACGGATCCACCACATAGACCGAGGCCCCTCGCTCTTCCCAGTCAAGGAAAAGCGCGAGGAGCCTCAGACAGGAGAGAGTCTACATGACCGCCTTCACCAAGCACTGGAACACCCACTGGCGCCATCCCCTCCCCGAAGGTGCGCCCCTCACCATCGACGAGAACCTCCTCCGGGCGCTGCGCGCCTGGTGCCTGTGGATCCTCTTCGCCCAGGTCCTGCAGACCGTCCTGGTCGGGATCGGCTGGATCCAGCTGTGAGCGAGCAGATCGTCTCCCGCATCGAGCAGGACGGTCCGCAGGTCATCGAGGGCTACGTCTCGCCCAGGCGCTCGATCCTCCGCGACATCGGCTGGCTACCGATCGGGATCCTCGCCTGGCTCGTCGTCCGGGCCTACCGGCTCACTCAGGCCTGGGACCACGAGACGCTGTGGATGGCGCTGATCGCCTGGGCGCTGCTCCTGGTCGCCATCGCCTGGATCATCCCGGGTGCGGGGCGATGACCGCCATCGAGGCCGCCGAGCGGCTGCTCAACGCCATCCAGTCCCATCCCGGCTATCCGAAGGCTGAGTGGCTGGGGCCTCGTATCGACGAGGCCATCGCTGCCGCCAAGGCTGAGGGCGCCGAGGCCGAGCGCAGCCGCATCGTCGAGGACCTCCTCCAGCACCCCATCATGCCCGGCGGCCCCGCGCTGATCGACCGCCTGGTCGCCCTCATTGAGCAGCCTGTCTCCAGGGGGCAGGCGAGGACGGAGGCGCCGGCTGACCTCACACAGCCGGCGGCCCCCGCCGAACCCATCGAGCAGTCATTCCGGGCCGCCTACGGCGACGAGCCGCTGGCCCCCTGGCAAGCAGAAGGACGTTGACCGATATGGCATCCCAGGCTCTGGCTCGCTTCGAGCCCACCAGCGCGATCAAGATCAACGACTACCCCAAGGACAAGTACAACGTCCTGATCCCCGGCGACATGACCACCCAGGTCACGCCATTCCTGCGCCCGATCGCGCGCCGCGTCGAGATCGATCCGGATCCCGACCACGGCGAGGTCTACCCGATCACCCAGCGCAAGCAGGGCGAGCGGTGGATCGCCTCCGAGCTGGGCCTGTCGGCGGTCGGCCTGGCCAAGCTGGCCAGCGTGGCCGGCATGCTCGACGTGCCCCAGGCCTCCGGCCGCGCCGACGACGGCCGCGACCCGAAGGTCGTCACTTACCGTGCCACCAAGGCCATCCGCCTTCCCGACGGCGAATGGCGGGTGCTGACCCGCGAGTGCACGATCAAGCTCGCCACCGTCGAGAAGGAGATCCGCACCCTCAAGGAGGCCAAGGCCCGCCAGTACGACTGGACCGACCTGCGTCTCGAGGCCGAGATCGCCAAGGAGCTGCTCCTCAAGGAGAAGTTCATGGAGCGCCTCGCCGAGACCGGAGCCACCAACCGCTGCGTGCGCGCGGCGCTCGCGCTCCGCTCGAAGTACAGCCCCGCCGAGCTGGCCAAGCCGTTCGTGATCGCGGCGGTCGTCCCCGACGTCAACCAGCCGGAGCTGCGTGAGCGGCTACTCGACCAGGCGACCTCGGCGACGTCGGCCCTGTTCGGTCCCGGCCAGGTGCGCCAGGAGCCGCGGCAGCTGACCAGCAGCCAGCCTCCGACCGAACCGACTGAGCCAGTCGAGGGCGGGGAGCTGACCCCCGAGGAGCTGGGCGCCGCCGAGCCAGCCCCGGTCGACCCGCAAAGCGGCGAGGTTGCCGTCGAGGATCCGGACTGGGCGGCGCCCGCCGAGGCGGCAGCCGAGCCGCCCTTCGGCGATCGCTTCGTGATCGGACTGCGCGAGCGCGCCGAGGCCAGCCAGGTCACCGGCTCCGCCACCAAGGAGCAGCGCGACCAGCTGCAGGCCACCCTGCGCGGCCTGGGCATCGACAACATCCGCGTCGTCCTGGTCTCCGCCTGGAACGTCAGCGACCACCGGCTGATTAGCGCCGCCCAGGCGGACGCCATCCTCGACGCGGCCGAAGGCAACCGCGACTTCCTCAACCGGTGGCGGCGCGCGGCAGCCGACCTGGCCTCGCCGGCCACCTAGCCATGGCGTCACCAGCCACCACCCCGACCCGGCGCAGCCGTGGCAGCCACGCCACCGGCAGCTGGGGCCCGCCGTGCCCGCAGGATCCCGAGCACGGGATGCTGCTCGCCTGGACGTCGCCCAACTGGGGCTGGTACTGCCCTCACGCGGCTCACTCCGGGTGGCCGTTCTACCGGACCGCTGACGTCACGCCGGCTGCCGGCGGGGCCCAGCACTGATGGCCCCAGCAGCCTCTGTACAAACCGCTGAGGCCGAGCGGACCTGTCCGGACTGCGGTAGGACGATTCCCGCCGCGCGTCGCTTCTGCGACCGGGATCGCGATCGCCGCCGGGCCCTGACCTTCCTCGAGCAGACCTGGCGGACGCTGGACCGCGCCGAGTCCTGTCCGGCCTTCGATGCCGCGACCCACTACGTCGAGCGCGCGATGGAAGAGATCCGGCGATGACCCGCATCGCATTCGCCGCCGACCTGCATATCGACGCCTACGGCTCGAAGGTGGATCCGGCCACCGGGCTCAACGCGCGGCTCGTGGACTACCTGGACACGCTGCACATCGTCGCCACGCAGGCCACCGATCGAGAGTGCGACGCGCTGGTGATCGCCGGCGACTTCACCGAGCGTCGCCATCCGGCGCCCTGGCTGGTCTCCCAGATCCGCGACTCCCTGGAGGCGTTCGCCGATCCGCAGATCTACCTGCGCGGGAACCACGACGGCGAGATCGCCGGCGGCTCGATCGTCACCGTCCTCGGCGAAGAGCCTCCGCGTACAGGCCGCGGGCGCTGGGCGGTCACGAGGCCGCGCAAGGTGTACGTCGACGACGTCGCCGTCTGTCTGATCCCATACCTCGACCGCCACTGGCTCAGGGCCCAGCCCGGCTTCGAGGACGTCCCCGAGGCGCAGCTCTTCGCGGTGCTCGCCGAACAGTTCATGGCGATCGCCCGCGGCCTGTACGCGGAGGCGCAGGAGAGCCACGCGACCGCGGCGGTCCTGGTCTGTCACCAGACTCTGGCCGGCGCGCTCCTGAGTGAGAGCCAGCAGGCGTTCCTGGGCGACCAGCAGCTGGTGGTCAACGCCGCCGACCTGGCCGCGATCGGCTTCGAGGGCATCGTCGCCGGCCATCTGCATCGGCACCAGGTGCTCTCGACCGATCCGCCGGTCCTGTACCCAGGCTCCATCGAGCGCGTCGACTTCGGCGAGGAGCACGAGGCCAAGGGCTTCATCGTCGCCGACGTCGGGCCCGGGCGGTTCGAGTGGGAGTTCGTCGAGACGCCGGCGCGGCGGTACGTGACGCTGCAGGGCGACTACGCGGCCGAGGGAGTCTCCGAGGACGACGTCGAGGGAGCCATTGTCCGCATCGTCGACGTGGATCCCTCGATGGACGTGGCGCAGCTGCGCCAGCAGGTCGAGAACATGGGCGCCTTCGAGGTCGCCGCCATCCAGGTCCGCCCCGTCGAGGCCCCGGCGCTTGCCGGCGGCCTGTCTGAGGCGCTTTCTGCGGAACAGGCGCTGGCTGCCTACTTCGCAGACGACCCGGATGCGGAGGCATTGATCAGCCGCGGCCGTGAGCTGCTCGAGGCCGCGGGATGAGCGACGTCGAGCTTCGCCACGAGTGCCATCGCTGCCATGCCTTGGCCGACGACACCGAGCTGATCGTAGTCACCGACGAGCACGGCACCTGGTTCGTCCACCGGCGAGCCTGCTCATGAAGATCGAGCGGATCGCCCTCCGCGGGTTCCTCAGCCACTCGGCCACCGACTGGCAGCCCAACGGCGCCCGCCTGGCGGCCGTGGTCGGACCGAACGGTGCCGGCAAGAGCAGCCTCCTCGACGGCGTCCTCTACGCGCTGTACGACGACGCCCGCGGCCGCACCGACGACCTGGTGCAGCTGGGCGCCTCGGAGATGGTGGCCACCGTCGAGTTCAGCTACGCCGGCGGCCGCTACCGGGTCACGCGCGGCCGAACTACCCGCGCCGGCGGCAAGTCCTTCCTCGAGCTGGCGATCGCCGAGGGCGACGGCTGGCGGCCGCTGACCGCCGACTCGATCCGCGAGACGCAGGCGGCCATCGAGCAGCTGCTGAGGATGGACGCGGCGACCTTCGAGACGGCCGCCTGGTTGATGCAGGGCCGCGCCAACGCCTTCGCCGAGGCGACCGCCGCGGAACGCAAGCGGATCCTGGGCACCGTCCTCGGACTCGACGTCTATGCCCTCGCCGAGGCCCGCGCGCGTGAGCTGGCCCGCGACCTCGAGGCGCAGACCGGCGCACGCCGCGACCAGGTCGTGCGGCTCGAGCTGACGATCGCCGAGCAGGAGACGGTCGCCGCGGACCTCGACGGGATCCGGACCGACATCACCGTCCTCGATGACCAGCTGAGCCGGGTACGCGCGGAGCGCGACCAATCCCAGGCTGCGCTGGTCGACCTCATCGGCCAGCTCGGCGAGGCGGATGCCGCGAGCCGCGAGGTCGCCCGTCTGACCACGCTGATGACCGAGCAGGCCGCCACCTGGAAGGCCGCCGCGCGTCGGCGCGTCGAGGCTCGTTCTCGCGCCGAGCGCGCCGAGGTCGTGCTGGCCCAGGCCGAGCGGATCCGCGCCGCCTCCGAGTCCATCCCGGGCCTCGAGGAGCGCTTGGCGGCCGCGCGCGCGGAGTACGAGGCCTACCAGGCCGCACACCACGTCTGGGAGCAGGACGTGCGCCAGTGCGCGCGGCTCACCGCCACGGAGGACGGTGCCAGGCAGCGCCTCGACGACCTGCAGGCACAAGCCGCTGACACGATCACCTGCCCGGAGTGCGGGGCCACCATCCCTGCGGGCGGTACCGCCCTGCACGAGCGCATCACCGCAGCGGAAGACGCCCTCGTCAGGGCCAGGACGGACAACACCGGCGAGCCAGAGCCAGCGCCAGCCAAGCCGACGACCGACGCCTGGTCGATCAGCGAGGAGCTGGCGACGGCACGCGCCACCGCGGCGGGCGAAGCCAGCCTGGTCGAGGCCGCTGGCATCCGCGCTGCCGCGCTCGAGGCGATCGAGATCGAGACCGCGGAGGCCGTGCGAATCGAGGCCGATGGCAAGACGACCCGCAAGGCGCTCGATGTCGCGCGGAATGCCGCCGCCGCCGGGCAGGACCTGCGCGACCAGCGCCACAGCCTCGAGGCGGCGATCGAGCAGCTGAACCGCGGGGAGCGAGAGGCCGAGGCCGCCCTGGCCGATCGCCGGCAGGCGGCGGGCCGTCTCGGGGCGCGGCTGGAGCAGATCGCCATGGCGCGCGCCGAGCGCGACACCCTCGCCACCGAGATCGCCGGCGACGTCGTCACGGCCGGGCGCCTGCGCCGGCTGGTGACCGCCTTCGGGGTCAACGGCATCCCAGCACGTATCGTCGAGTCGGTTCTGCCCGAGCTGGGCCGCTACGCCAACGAGCTGCTCGCCCAGCTGCGCCCGGGGATGGCGCTGGAGATCCGCGCCCAGCGGGCAAAGAAGAGCGGCGCCGGGATCATCGAGGCCCTAGACCTCGTCGTCCGCGACGAGGTCGGCGAGCGGCCGCTGGCCATGTTCTCAGGCGGCGAGCGCACCTCGGTGAGTTTGGCCCTGGCCGTCGGGCTCTCACGCCTGGTCGCGCGTCGGGCAGGCTCTCGCATCGAGTCTCTTGTCATCGACGAGCCCGAAGGCCTCGACGTCGAGTCGCGCCGCGCCTTCGGGCAATCGCTCCGGATCCTGGCCCACGCCGGCGAGCTCTCCCGGATCGTACTGGTCTCGCACCATGACGACCTCTCGGAGTTCGCCGACGCGACCTACGTGGTGGCGAAGGGCCCCGGCGGCTCCGTCGTCACCGAGGCGGTCGCGTGAGCCAGCCCGTGATCCGCAGCCGCGCGCTGATCGGTGGTCACAGCGACGGCGCCCATCGCCCTGCCAGCCATCCGGTGCTGCGCAGCCTGGGCTCGGTCCCGCCGCCGGTGTTCGGTACGCCGTTCGAGATTCGGATCCTTGACCCCGCCGCGGAGGCCCGCTTCACCGACGTCTTGGACGAGCTGGCGCGCCTCACCTGGGACCTGCCCCAGCAGAGCCCGACCGACGCCCAGGCCCGGCTGCTCGTCGTCATCGCCCGCGAGCTGACTCGCCGAGCCCATCTGTAGCCGAGAGGAGATCATCTGATGCCGCGTCCTGTCCTGGTCCGCAACCAGCTCGCCTTCGACGAGCAGCTGGTCGAAGACACCGCCCTGGAGAACGCCCTGGAGGACCGCCAGCGGCGGCGCGAGTCGCTGAGCGCGGTGCAGAAGGTCTCCGACGAGGCCAATGA